TCACTCATGCGACGGAGGTATCTTGCCCTCCTGTTATACATGCCTAGAGGGCGTATGACCTCTATGACTTCTTCTTCCTGTGCTGCTAAGAAAGTCTCCGGATCGTGCCATCGAGAAAGGAATTCTGGAAGCACTCTCTTGACTGGTTTGCGGCCTGTTTGGTTGAGCATGATGACACCAACGAAGTGTTGCCAAGGACCGTCAATCTGTTCTTGGACCATCAAGTCATCACGCAATGGTGTTACAAATTCTCCCATGGATACACGACCCATATATCATCCTCTGCTTTGTTCACTTCGTTGGCGAAATACTGGCTATCAAAGTCACTGGCAAGATTTTCGGTCATCACAGCAAATCGAACATTGTCACCCCATACTTCGTTCCAACGCCCGTGCCCTGGGCAACAAGTGCTTTCCCAATCATTCTTGATCCAATTGAAAGTAGCACCGGTGTCGTTGATATCATCAACGATGAGGATTTTCTTACCGATCAAATTGGTTCCGGCGTAGTTTGGATCTCCAAAAGCATCCTCACTCATCCAACAGTTTGACTCTAGCAGACCTCGATCTGCATCACGCAAGCTAACCTTTAGCGTGTGGCAAGGAATGTCCAAAATGTTTGATAGCATGGTTGCGAGAGGTAACCCTCCTCTCGTTATGCCAACGATGTAATCCGGACGCCACATGTCCTTATACATTTGGATCGCTATGCTGTAGCAAGCCTTCTCGACATCTTGCCAGCTGTAGAAGTGTTTATCGCTCACCCTTCATTATCTCCAGTGTTTCATATTTGCCTTTTACACGTATGTATTCATCCCTGGCCCGTGCAAGCTCGGGGTACTTGTTCTCCATCGCGATATCTCGTTCGACCAAGAGCAATCGTTCTTTAATCTCTCGTATCGCCTCTTCCATCTGATATATGTTGTTGGCGCGGATGGTATGCGCATCAATATCGCCTTCGACCCGCAACACGTTATCGCCAACATAGGTATTATCCCACACGGACTGATGTGTAGTGCCAGTATAGGCTTGGTTTGGTTTGAGCGTAAGAGGCATCAGATCTCTCCGCGCTCCTTGCGGCCGTCGTAGTCATCCTTGACCATTCCGTAGACCAACTTGAAGCGTTCAAACTCTTTCTCGAGTGCAGGATAATGTTTGCACATTTCTTCAATCTTGTCAAGATCGGGCATCTTGTCTTCCCATTCAACTGACGAAGGAACATCACCAAAGATGAAATCGCTATCATTGAGTGTGTTGGTCGTGGTAGTCCAGATGCTGCTATTGCCCCTTAGGCCAGTAAGATAATCGGTGCTAAAGTAATCACCGGTAGTAGTGGATGGGTCGATAGTGAATGTCGATCCCGATCCGTCAGAGACACTGTATTGGTAGGTCACCGGGTCCCAGTGTAATGTTCCTGCTGGAGTTGGCTCGATGATTACATCATTACCGGTGACCATAGCAGTGACGGGCTCGATTGCCGTTTCTGTCTTTGGTTTTTCAAGGTTCTTGAACCATCCAAGGACTTCGTCTAGCTTGCTCTTCTTTTCAGACATGGTTCCTGCCGATTTCCAACTTGTACTGATCAAGGCACATGTCTTCAATCGTCTTTTCAAGTGTGATGAAATCACTCAGTTCATCGACGACGCTGATCACAGCGTCACCTTCTCTACGAGGAGCGATCTCATAAGGAAGTTTCTTTCCAGTCACTTCCTCCATGGTCCGTACGACTTCCCATACGCTCATGCCTTGGTTTGATCCAAGGCATTCGTAAGGAGTGTTAGCCGGACCAGTCTCGACAGCCTTTACTATGGCCCGAGTTAGGTCAACTACATGGACGTAATCTCGTATGCAAGTACCATCGCGAGTATCATAGTCAGTGCCAAAGATCTGTAGCTTGTCACGCTTGCCTGCTGCAACCATTGCTGCCATGCGTATGAGATGCGATGGCGGCGCGACTTGACGGTTGACTCCGTCCGTACCACTAACATTGAAGAAACGGAAGATCGTATAACCTTCTGCTTTTTCTTTGATCACGTCCTCTGCCGCGACCTTACTGCGAGCATATGGGGAAGCCATCTCCCATGCGCTAGAAGTGCTTGCGAAGAGGATATGTGGAGCCTTTACTAAGTCGAGCACATTAGATGTGCCCATCACATTGGTACGATAGTATTCGGTTGGGATCTTCATGCTCTCTGGTACGATGCTGCGTCCAGCTAAATGGACGACAGCATCGTATTCAAGAGTCCACCAAAACTTGGTGACATCAATGTTCCGGTATTCGTCACAGTAAGCGGTGACATCATTATGTTCGTCGTAGACCTCTTGATCCCAGCCAACGACATAATGGCCGTGTTCCTTTAGGAGTCGGCAAACGTGAGCGCCTATGTATCCGCTTGCTCCTGTGACTAATACTTGCATGGTGCTATCTCATCCCTGTAGCGTATGGTGTCTCGGTTCCATTCCTCGCCATTGCCTTGCATGATATCGATGTAACGATCAATGGTAGCAGACGTCCAATCACTGATCTTACCGATGTCCGGATGCGGCTCATCCAACAGCTTGTCTAGCTTCTCAAGCGCGTCCTCCATGCTCCATGGAACATAAAGGCGAGTATGGTCATTCGCAAATACTTCCGGGAAGCTACGATATGCAGGATAAAGGACGTTACATCCGAGCGCATCAGCTTCGCTGACGGTGTTGCTAGTCCAATCCTGAAGGGCGCAATTGAACAACACTCGACTATCATTCACGATTGAATAATACTCGTTCTTCTGCAGGTTTTCGTAGATCTTGAGAAGACCATGCTGCTCAAGAACACGAGCACGCTCAATATACTTCGGATTGTTGGAGCGTAGAGGGCCTCCGGACAGCAATGCGAACTCTGCTCGTCCGCCATAGCGTTCAACCATGTCCATGAAGAAATCTGGTTGCTTCTCCTGGTCAAACCTTGCGCCAAACACGACACGACGCTCGCGTTCTTCCCATGGCTTCACCGTACCGACTCTTTCACGAACTTCATTCTTGTCGAATGCTAGTCCACTGATGTTATAGATTGGTGCTTTCCAGTTTGCTATCTTCATGTGTGCAACCATCTCTTCGTTGGATGCAAGGACACCAGTGACGAACTCGTTGCACATCTGCTCGTACAAGCTCATCCATTTGCTCATGCCCCAGACGTGTACGAAATCGTCTGGGTCGATGGCCTGTGCTAGGCAGCGTATCCAGATCTCCGGACGCTGTTCTTCTGTAATCTGATCCATGATGTACGGAAGACTTTCCATGCCAGGCTGGAACATGTCTTCGAAAAAGATCACATCCTCTCCTGTGACCTCTCCGTTACGCATCATCTGAACAAGGTTCATCATCTGGCTCATAGCAAAGTATGAACGACCGTGTGCATCAAGTACCTGCCCAACGCTGATAGCCTTGGTGTTGTCGATGGTCGTTCCGGGCACGCTTACCCAGTCAATTCCACGACGCTCAAATGCACGTTTTGACCATTCTTCAAGTTGTAACGTATATCTGCCCTCATATTTCTCAAGTCCCATGTAAAATAATTTCCGCATCAAGTTCTCTTCTTCATTGGTTTCCTTGGACGATTCCACCCCTTAGGGTCACGTAGGTAACGCTCATAAGTTTGCCAGTTACTATCGGACTTCCGATATAATGCAGCCTCGTCAAAGACCTTGCCGTTGAATCGGCAGAAGTCCTTGTACACATCTAGGTCGTTGAAAATCTTTTCGACCTCAGCCTTCATGTTCATCCTCTCCTTGGATAGAAGATGGTAGCTCCATTCTCGCCATCTTCTGATACTTCAATCTCAACGAAACGACCAGGATACTTCTTGTTGATCGCATCGTAGAGATCATCTGCGATCATTTCGCAGGATTTGTGGTTTAGCTCTAGAACCGGCACACTGCCAGATTCACCTGTACCGTTGTAGAGTCGTTCAAGCCATCGCTTAAACTGTATGAATTCAACTTCCCTATCGTCGTGGAACACTTCAATGCGCACCCGGAAATGGAAGATGTGGCGATGAGCAACACCAAGAAAGCTGACGTCATCCCAATCACCCGTTGCCAGCGCCGGATCGTCCTTTGCTGCGGGATACAGATGGATACCTTCCTTGCGGAAAGTAACCCAGATGCTCCTTGATGGTTCTGGTGCCTTGGCTGTTTCTGCACGCTTCTTACTCCATAAGCTCATTCGTTAATAACCTCATCGTTCGTATATTTAGACCAATCCGTAAACTTGTCGGGGTCTTTTAGATCATGTACCCGGTGTACCCAGACACCTGGATTGCTTGCTCGAAAGTCTTTGTCATCGATCTTCAGGCAGGCATTGTAGTTGAGCAAGCTCTCATACGGTAGCTTCACGCTGATCATCGGAATGAAACGATCGGCACCTTCGTAGCTGCAATAACCACTCTCCATGACCCAATCGTGGTACTTGACATCGTAATCAAGAGTGACCCAAAGGTCCTTCTTCAACAGTGTCCTGACCATGTGATCCCATGCAGTGTTTTCCGTATCCTTGCCGTTTGGCAGGGTGACGGAAAAAGACATGTTGGCACCAAGGTAGACGTGCCTGCATCCGTGCTTCCAAGCCTCGTCAATGATCTTCTCCGGGTCTTGGACACCAACGACGAATAGGGTCTTCATCCTGTGTGCAGGAGTCTTCTCCACTTCGCGACCAACGAACATCGTGACGCTATCATTCACGCCACTCTCGTATTCTCTTTTCATTGCTTATCCTTCGTCAAAAAGAGCATTGAACTTAGTACCGGCATTGATGGTCTTCTTGCCAACATTTAGCCGGGTGCCGATAACCTTCATCCAGAATCGGCTATGCTTGTCTACTAGAGCCAAGCTCTTCGTGAGATCCTTTTGTGCAAAGATCTCGTCGACAAGATCCTTGAACAGTACCTTGTCGAATCTTTCATCCACCAGCATATAGGGAAGTTCGCCCTTATCGTAACGCTGGTTGGCGCGTTGTGTGCTTTCGATGTGCATCCATACGTTATGCCCCATCTGCAAAGCATAGCTGAAGCTATCCCAAGAAGTCTTGCCTTCCTTGCCAACCTTGTTTAGGTCGCCTGGCTTATAGATGCAGATGTCTGAGATCTTGCAATGTGCGCTGATTGGAGAATCCTCGAAGCTTGGGAAGATTTCGTCAGTCAACACTGCATCTCTAAACAGTCGTGAATCAATAGCATACTTCTTGTCATCCGCACTTGGAGCCATCATGTAACTCCATTTGCCTCTGTCTTTGATGCGTATGGTATGATAGACTTGTCCATTAGCAGTTGCTAGGAAAGGACTTGCACAATCATACGTGATCATAAAGTTTGGGTTATGATATTTTCGGACCGCACGCTGTATGTCAGTCAACAAGACTGCCCATTCGAGCTTGCTTGTTCCTAGGAAGTGCATAACGTCGTGTATGCCTGGTTCAAGCATACCGTCATGGATCATGGTGACGATCCGTCTCAAGATCAAGTGTACGTCACACATGTTCTGTCCGCCCATCGCCCAGCCGTTGAAATGTGAATCTGGATATTTGTTCGGATCACAGTAATCCTTGAACTCCTCATACCAGTTATCACCGTCGGTATGATTTGCACCCTGCAACACGTTTAGCACCTTGAAGTTGCCTTCTCGGTTAGCCATGTAGTAGCGTGCATTGATATGGGTTGCATCAACTGCGTCTTGATAGCTATTGATGCCTGACGCTTTAGCTGCCTTTGGATCTTGGCTAGTCCATGTTGGAATATCAAGCATCATGCCATAATCCATGTAGGCGTCCATCCATTTGACGACAGCTTCGCGTTTCTTCTGTGCGCGAGGACATGAAGGATCTTTCCAGTCACCCTCCCACAAACCCTTGGCGATCTGGAAGCCTCCAGAGTCACCTAGTAGCCATGAGTTCTCTCGATCACGGTTGCGGATCATGTCTTCCTTCTCCGCTAGTTTTTCCGTGTTGAGATCCGCATGTCCAGCAGAGTACAACGCCCATTTATATTGGAAGTTGCCTTCTGCTGGATTGAGGAAGTTCAGTCCTTCTACAGTACCAATGCCTGCAGGAACTCGTGATGGTTCAACATACTCCCCAAACCGCTGCTTACCAATGAAGGTAGCATAGAACCCGCTGATGCTCGGCAGGAACACCGCATAATCCTTTTGTGTCTCGGTTTGGTTTGTGTTCATTACTTCGCCTGCGCTGGAAGGATGTAATCGTACTTTGCCAGTCCAGAATCAACTGACAGCATCATCGCACCTTGGTCAGACAGCTTCATCGTGATGTCACCGTCCAAGCTCAGTATGGCGATCGTTTGTGCAACAGGCCAAGACCAAGTGTGCTTCAGTCCGGTACCTACACCTTCCGCAAAAACGAACTTGCCGGCATGGCTACCGGCATCACCGAAGCTAATCAGTAGCTGATCGTTCTCGCAACGTGCATTGAAGACCGGCTCGTCGTTGTGTACTGCGCTCTGTAGCTTCATCCTGCTGATAGCTGCGATGCTTGGTTCGATCTCGACATCCCATTGTGCGCCCTTGAAAGTGACCTTCTTCATCCTCTCATCGAGTACATTCTTGTTCATGAATCGATAGTCGTTTTCATAGTCGCCAGACTTGTTCTCAAAGTGGATCGTAGTCGGTACATTCTCTCCGTTGCGATCTTCCTTGATGACGTCGATTGATGCGCCATCCTGATATTCAGGATTCTTCAAATGCAACGCCAGCTTGTCAAGGTTGCCCATGCCAAACACGCCGTCAAACTCAGCGATCTTGTTGTGCGTGGTTGCAGTCAGGATCACGGAACGATCGTCCGTGCGTGATTCAATTGTTGTTTCGTCTTCCGACGTTACCCTTAGAAGGGTAAGAAATCCTAGCGCGTGAGTGTGCGCCACGATGTCCTTAAGGATGTCTTGCATGTTGTTCTCCGTAATAGTTGTTATATTACAAGCACTTACCAAAAATGTCAACCATTTTACTGATGGCGCTTGCCTTCAAATACACAGACGAAGTAAAGATCGTCGTGCTCAGACGGGTTGATCACCTTATGGAACACCCCGTTGTGTATGAGAACGACGTCGCCTTGTGCGACATCTATCTCTTCGTCATCTAGCTGCATCTTCCCCCATCCAGAAACGAAGTTATACACTTCTTCTTGTCCTTCGTGCTTGTGACCAGTCGTTGACTTGCCAGGATGGAGACGGGTGGAACTTACCACCAGATTTTTGAGCTCAGTATTGTCTTTCACGATGTATCGGTCGTCTTCTTTCACGACCTCACCACCGATATCATATATGGATAGCATTCTACTCTCCAAAGTCAAATAGGCTATGGAACGTCGTGTCCTGTTTTGTGGACTCGATGTCGTAGTTCAAAACGCCGATGAGATTATCGATCTTGTTGTCGATGATGACATTTTCCATAGCCGCATCATCGAATGGTAAATCCTTGAACCATTGTGGCAAGCGTAGCTCGTCAGTTGGGTAGCTAACTGAAGTGAACCCCATTGGATTTGGTTTCAGCTTACAGACGATCGTCTTCATTCCGTCGACGATCTCCTGGCTGTACTTGTCACTGTTCATCCTCTTGAGTGTGTTCCAGTTTAGTGCAGCACGCACGTGACCGGGCATGTTTGCCTTGCCTTGCTTCTCTTCAAGCGTGCGGAACTTGGTCAAGTTGTTCACACGCTTTGGTGTGCCTTTCTCCCAGCCCGGGCGATCCTTGAAGTCTCTCCGGAACTGTTCGATGCGCTCAAGTATCGCTGCTTCGGGCTTGCTAGTGAGCACCATGAACAAGATGTCCTTCAAGAAGTCCTGCATGTAAACCGGAGTGTCTGAACGGCGGAGATCAAGGCCCATCGCTTTGACCTTACCTGCTTCGCCATTGACATCCTTTCGCTTACCGTCCTCGTCATACACCAGTGCAGCATATCGTTTCTTAGTGATGTAGAGTCCGGATTCTGCGACGATCTCTCGACCTGCCGCAATGACATCAGAACGTGACTTCGGACAATGGAATGCCTGTAGCATGAACTTAGGAAAGGTCTTGTTTGCTTCGCCGGCTACTTGATCATATAGCTGTACCACATTTTCCTTGGTCCAAGGAATCTTGCCAGCCATGATTTCTGCTTTGAGTATCGGATATGCCGAGAAGTAGACCGAGTTGTGAACTAGCATGTTGTTTGCAAAAAACCACGGATGATCTTCGTTTCGCATTCCGATGTCGTATACATCTGTGCCTTGTGTGTTGTCTACAGGCTTAACTTTTTTTACTTTTGTTCTTGACAGCTTAATTGATTTTTTCGGTTTTTGAGATAAAAGTATTTCTTTAACTTTATGATAATATTTAGAAATATCTTTGTCGTCGCAAGTTAATATCGTCTTTAAATTTTTAATTAAGTTAGTTTTATGTTCTTCGTTCATTTATTCCACCATTTTATAATATTCAATTTCTTTAATTTCTATACTAACAAGTATGTCGTTGTCTTGTATTTCTTGAGGTTTAACTTCGATTAGATCGCCTTGTCTTTCTACCATTATGCTATGATCTTCTGTTACGGTAACAACATTTCCTAGCTCGTCTTCGACTTCATAAAGTTGCTTATTTACAGAATGTTTATACACATAATTAATATGTCCGAAATACAGCTCGTCTCGGGTCTTATCGTATGACATTACCATAATATCAGAATCGAAGCCGTAATGTTTGTCATTAACCGAATCTTTTTGGTTGCATTGATTGTATAACTCTTCTATAGTCATTGGACCTTTTGAAGTTTCAATGATTGCATCACCTGTTAAACTGTCAGTATCGCCGTAGATGACTGCCCTGCCTATGTGGTTATACTCGCCTGTGATGATCTCATTCACCTTGGCGCTCATGTGCTTGACGATCTGACGACCGGTAAGCGTAGTTGACTGTCCGATGCGCTTATCAAAGAATCGACAGTGTGGATTTAGGATAGCGCCATATAGCGAGTTGAGGTTAATCTTCTTGACGAGCTGTCTCTTATCCCAGAACGCGATCTCAGTCTGGTTGCCAGCTTCGATAGCCTTGCGCATCTTGGCTTGCAGTTCTTTACGTTCGGAGTACCACCGCTTGAGTAGACCAGGAATGACAGCTTCGAACTCATAAGTGAAGATGGTGCCATTGGCACTTAGCATCCAAGGTTGATGGCTATCAAATATCATCTGATAGATTTCTGCTGCGCTCATTATCTCTTCGCGGCCGTCCTCCCAATCAATGACGATATCCTTATCGCGCCGCTTCTCCATCACGTATTCGTATTCTAGCGTACCGAACTTACCTTCCCATGCCGCAGCAAAAGATTTCTTCTGCAACAGCACCTGATCTTGGATGAAGGGATCAGTGTAGGTTGGACGAAGCTGACCAACGATTGCCTCTGGCGCCATGTTGAGCGCACGAATGACTGATGGATACAGTGAGTTCAAGTCCATTGATCCGACCCACATATGGACACCCTTCTTAGGGTACGCCACATATGCTCCGGCAGCGCCTTCGTTGCCATCTGTTTTGATCTTGTTTGGCACGACCATTCCTCGATCGTGTGCTTCGTTGATGATGGCTTGTTCGGTGACGGCTACTGCGCCCATGCCTGATTGCAGCAAGACAGTGTTAGCATGAGCCAGCTCATTCAGCAGTTCGATGAACTTTAGCTTCTTATCTAGCTTGTCAAGTAGTGCGACGTCTTGTCGGTTGTACTCAATGAACGTCCGGAAATCGTTGTTGTAGAGCTGATCAAGGGTGCCTTCGTAGACGGTCTTGTTCTCACCGATCTCAATTTCACCAATCGCGTCAAGGCGGTATGAATGCCTCTCTTCGTAGTTGTATTTCCGATATAGCTCAAGGCTATCAAGGTGTACGCGACCTATGAGATCATATGTCTCGGCTTTCTTGCCGAACTTCTCATATTCGCGCTTGCGAGGTAATTGTCCCCATAGGCAGAATCTCCTCGTATCATCCTTGCTTAGGACTCTTGCTACGCGATTGACTGTATATGGAATATCATAACCTTCGCTGTTCCATCCGGTGATGATGTCTGCATCTTCGATCAAGTCAAGGAATGCCTTGAGCATGTCGCCTTCGTCAGCGTAAAGGTAGGTGTTTGGAAACTCTTTTACTTGCTCCTCAGCTTCTTCCATCGTGAGTGTCTTTGGAGGAACGGCAAGCGTGACGAGTGCATCCATCCATTGGAGGTGGACGGTGATGGCAGTGATCGGCATGAACGGATCGCTTGGTTGTGCGAATCCACGTTCTGGATCAAAGTCAGTCTCGATGTCAAAGAACGCCACATTCAGTGTCGGGGCGTCAATGTTGAGATAGTTCTCGCTCAAGCACTGCGTGACCGGATTGATATCCGATTCAAAGAGTGTCTTGTCTCTGTTGATGGCAAGTTCCTTGCGGAACTCCTTGGTGCTCTTACAGACGATCCGAGAAACAGGATCACCATATACGCTTCTGTGTTTACCGGCTGGATCGGAATGATAGAAAGTATATTTTACCGGATATTCGTGGAATACACGCTTGCCTTCTCTGCGCTCAACTACACGGATTATGTCCGCTTCTCTGACAAATATTGCATCCACATACATTTTTTTTGTTTTCCTTTTTGATAAATATTTTGTACGTTAACTCTATTTATAGGACTATAAATAATGACTAAACATTTTAGAACTAAAAATATTAGGTTTCTTAATTGGGTGTCTACTTGTAATGAAGTTCACAATCAAGCATATAATTACTCTGAAGTAATTTACGAAAATCAAAGGACAAAGGTAAAAATTATATGTCCTTATCATGGATCTTTTCTTCAAAAACCAAAAGATCATAAGATAGGACAAGGATGTCCTGAATGTTCTCATAATTTTCCTCTTACTGAAAACGAGTTTAAAAAAAGAAGTAGAGAAATGTATAATAATAAATTTACTCTTAATAGTAAGTTTATTGGCATGAAACACCCTGTTACTTTAGAATGTGTTAAACACGGTCTCTTTATTTTGTCTTTAGCCGAAACACATTTTAGAAAGAATGGCGGTTGTCCAAAATGTTGGTATAATCTAAGAATATCAAATTTAAAGCCAGGAAACGTTTCTAAAAAAGAAAAAGAATGGCTTGACACTTTAAATGTTCCTGTTCGACAAGAAGAAATCAATATTGGCACAAAAAAGTTCATAGTTGATGGATTTGATCCTACTACTAATACTGTGTATGAGTACAATGGATCATATTGGCACGGAAATCCAAATATATATAAACGAGATGACATTAACACTGTTCTTGGGGTTACCTTTGGTGAATTATACCAGAAGACGTTAGAGAGAGAAACTCTCATTAAAAAACATTACAACTTGGTAGTCTTATGGGGATAGCGTCAACGTACAAAAATTTCTCCTTATTTCGTCATGAAGTATCTCGTCACATCCTTGTCGTTGATGATGAGCAGATCTTCTGGGTACTTATCGGTGGTACCCCCAGCCCAAGAACGGTATTGTGTTTCCGTCCGTGCAGGCTTCACCTTTATCATTTTGGGATTAATCTTCTCAACTGAGCAGATCCGGAGATCTCGAGTGCCAAAAGGGGCAACCACGAAATCTCCGACCTTGAGTTCTCTGTCTAGCTTGTCTTTATGCGTTGGTAGTTCCTTGGTCATTGATCCTTGCCGACAGTCACGACGATCGTTTCGAGATCTTCAAACTCATCCTGATGCTTCTCCCAATCGCGCTTATAGGCGATCTTGATAGCCTTCTTGATGAGTGCCGGTTTAACTTCAAGCTCTTCAGCTACTGCTTTGATGGTCTCATTCAGACCTTCGTTGAGATCTTCGATCTCCTGTAGGACGGTTACGCCCTCGTTGACCAGCCTTTCTAGCTTGGCCTTTTCTTCTGTGCCATAGGTGCGGTTAGACATGCACTTCTCCTTATTGTCTGCAGATTATACTGCAAAAACAATGACTTGTCAAGTCTTATTTGGTGAATGCACCTATTCGGCCATGTATGTCAGGATATTCTCGATAGGTATATCCTAGTGGAGGAGTAGTATCTTGTCCCTCCCATACGGGAATAAAATGTTCATTTACACCGATAAAATCTGTATTCCTGCGTAGATGGATCTCGATCAGCTTACCGCCGATGTATTCACAGTTAATCCATTCATACTTATGCTTAATATCTTCTATGATACTCGGAAGTGAGATCTTGTCATCCACGATGCGCCAGTCATCCCAATGTGTGAAAGTGTTTTCTTTTTTAAAACCTTCGACTGCAAGGACTTGTTTTCCGTGATGATAATCGACGCTTACGTGCCTGCCTTTGAAGAATTCACACCAAAAGAAACCTAACGGTAAGTGCATCGTCTCTTCTTCGATATATAGCTTTTCTGCACCCATGCCTAAGCCTAGCATGTTAACACAAGGCCGGACTATATACGTCCCTGCTTTTGGCACATCCATTCCAGTTGGGCCACAAATATAGCCCATCTTCCGAGAAAGTATGAGCTTGTCCATGATCCAAATATCGTTTGGACTTATAGTAGTCCAAACGATATCTTCTGCATGATCTTCCATTATCTTTTAGATGGTACCATTACCCAAGTTTCTTTTCCGTCTGGGGATTTAGTCTTTTTAGCAATTCCATAACCGCGTTTTTTGTAATCTCTAAATTCTTTCTCAAGGTATCTAGAAGTACCAGACTTAATTATAGTGCCCCTTGGCCATTGCGGATCACGTCTTTCAATTTCTGGATAAGGTTCTACGGCTTCTGATTTTACTTTAACGCAGACATCTTTGCCGTTTTTGGTGCCGTTATAACGGTACCCGTCCCAACACGCTTTTCCGTTGCTACCTTTTTTTTTGATTCCGTATTCATACCATACTCTTTTTCAAGTGCTGCTAGAATTTCTTCTTCTTCTGGTTCGTTATTGTCTTTTACATAGTCGTATAACTTTTTACCACCGTATAATGCAGCTAGAACTGCTGCGGTAGGAATTCCGTATCTTACAATAACTTTTGCTAAATTAGGAATAAGTGCTTCGTCTAATCCTAACTCCTTTAAAAAGTCCATTGCGTCAGTTACAGTATCCCATACTTCGTATGCACCGTAAGCAGCTAATGACTTACCTGGATTTTTAACTACAATTTTTCCTGTTACAACTGCGGCCTTGCTTGTATTGTTAGCAACTTGTTTTGCAACTTGTTTAGCACCTTGCGTTGATAATAAACGTCCAACTACAGGTGCACCTAAACGTACTGCTGCTGCTAGTGCTGGAATAAGCAAAGGAAATGCTTCGTTTAATTGCGCTTCTTCCACAGTAACTTTACCTCGGGCAGCTTTCTTATTTTGTGCCGCCTTGGATTTAGTGCTTGCACCGTGTGCGCCTGCACCAGGACGTAACTTAGCAGCAACAGCATTTGGATCACGAGGTTTAGCAGGACCGCCTGCGGACGGCTTTTGTGCTTGCTGCGCACCGCTTTTTTGCTTTTTCTTTGCCATCTCAGCAAGACGTTCGCTAAGTGAATCCTTGTATTCGTCACCACCAGCATCACGTGCCTGCCTGACACGCTCTCTCTGTTCCATCTTGACAGCCATGCTTGCTGCCTCGTAATCCATGTGATGATAGACGGCATCTAGATAATCTGCTGCCTTGGTGATCTTAGCTTGGATCCAAGATTCGAGATCCGTGTTCGGATCGATACGGCTCATCATCTCATGTAGCTTGATGGCGTACTTCGCAATCTTGTATAGGTCTGAGCGAGCCATCTGAACCTCATGGTCTTTTTCGGCTGCATGAGCCATGGATCCTAGCCCTTCATTGACCTTGTTGTTTTCGTCTGACATGGTCGCTTCCTTCTTCATGCCCGCTTTTATCTTTTTCTTCTTGTTGTCGCCAGTGAACACACCTTTCACCCAATCTGCTGCGGCATCAGGAGCGAGCGGCCCATCCTTCTGGGTCGACCTAAAACCGCGCTGAAAAGCATTAGGCCCGTCGGCCTTCTGCTTGTGTTTCGGTACATACTTTTTCTTCTCAACAACTCTCATATCGTATTTATCGATTATTCGTAATAGTCTTCTTCAAGATTGTCGTAGTCAACTATGTTGGTTGAAACAACTTTCTCACCTCTTAATAATGCTGCCATTAACGCATGATGTCCGTCTAAGACGATAAGATGACCTGCGAGCTTTGCTACTCGTATAGGTTTGCTAGTTGCGAGCTTTTGTTTGAGTACTTTCTCGTCTTCAATGCGAACAAATGGCTGACTGGCTTGTAGCTTGTTGACGGGAGTTTGTTCACGAGTGGTATATTTTTTAAATATCTTTTCTCGTTCTGCTCGACCATATTTTGTATCTAACGATTTTACCAAATGCCAGTTTAATCCGTCTATTTCATCAGCCCAATCTTCGTCGTAACTCTTTAAAGGAATATATTTGCCTTTTACTGTATCGCTTTTGTGATATCCATAATCGTCTTCTTTTCCATAACGACGTCCTGTCCTTGCTGCTAGTTTAGCCGGATCAACTTTTCGTTCTACAAAGAATTCTTGGAATCTCATTATCTTTTAATTTTGCCGCCGCCCATTAGGTTGTCGCCTGTGTCGAGCGCGTTCTTTGCGGTTCCGTTCTTATTTTTCTTCTGCTTCTTGCTCTTCGCGCCTGGGTTAGCAACAGTAGCAACGGCTCCGGCCCCAGTACCTCCGGCTGTAGCGGTCTCGGTCACGTCTAGCTGCTCAATGGCAAATACTTTGTTTGGTGTAGAGAAGTTTGGTTTCTTCATCACCGTCTTGGCGATGAGGTCGAGCTCTTGATTTTGCTCATCCCATACTAGCTTGAATGGGACGTTCACATCGGTGCGTAGGTCCTTCATGACACCTTGTGCCTCCGGACCCATCTGTGCGATCGGTTTACCCCATTGCTTTGCTTCCTGTTTGAATAGACGGATGAGTTCTGCCGAGGTGATCATAGCATCTCGGGTACGCAACCTATCAAGGAAATGTCTGGTGAAATTTACGTCGATGCCAACTTTGGCAAACACTCGGTCGGCAAATGCTTCGATTTGATTGATGTTGATGACTTCCTCTCTGAGGAAGAGTTCTCTTAGTTTCAACGGCGTCTTCCACGGAAGCCGTTTGATGCAGTCATTCCTGGAAGGCTAAACCAAAGATCAAACCATTCCGGGTCTCCTGGTTTGATACCTAGTGCCCTCTCTCGTTGCTTTAGCTCAGTTGAGGTAAATGAGAAGTTCTCAGTGACCGGCTTGCCCTTGTATTCATGTACTCCTGCTAGTCGCTTCAGGATCTCAATGTCATCCATTACCCATCCTTTTCTCGTATTTCTTTACGAGATTTTGTACGAATCGATTTGACAGATTATATGTCTGTGCGGCAACACTGATGCCATCCTGCATGGCCATTTGCACGATTTTATCGTGCGATGCACGATTGATTGCTATCTGTTTCACTTTGTCTTTCAACTGGTCAATAGTGAGTTCGGTGAGACCCATTCCAGATCTCACCGCCTCATATAGTGCTTCGGAAAACATGATTTCCGGAACTCCGTCTACGAAATCGTCAAAGTTTTCGTTCAATGCTGCTTCGCGCATTTTGCTTGCACTGGCGCCTTCGGCACCATCTGCATCGGGGTCGCGCTCGCCTGCGCTGACCACCGTGATTGATTCAAATGTATAGGGTATCACACCCTTCTTGTCTGGCTGTCCGTTATATGCGTTAAACATCTGTTCGAATGCTTCAACGCGATCCGAGCCTGCTACATAGATGACTTTCTTGTAGCCCAACTCCTCTAACTTCTGTAGCATCTGGATCGGGGTTCGCACTTCTGGGTCACCTACAGTAACTCCTGGGAAGAACTGCTCTGCGAACGCTAGTTTGGTTTCGAAAGCTAGCGGGTTATCCGGTAGCTTATGCGTTTGGCTGAGGAACAAGAAAGGGTCCCCGGGAAGAGACTGTACCTTCTCAACCAGCTTCTTGTGACCGATCGTAGGTGGATTCATGCGGCCAAAAGCCACGACTGCCGTCTTGTTATCGTTCTCAAAAAGCTCGCGCACAAGCATATCAGTATTCGCCTTTCCTAAGTTCTGCCTCTTCCTCAGCGAAGATCATCTCTATAATACTAGCTCTGTCCTCGTCTGTAAAGACTTCATTAGGCTTGCGATTGATCTTATACTTCCGCATATACATCGGAATTGCTTGATCAACGAGTGAAGAAAGTGACTCTTTCTTCAGCTTCTTCTTCTTGCGATAACCGTCGCACATCTCCGCCATCTTTGGGTAATAGTGTTGGCGGTAGAATCCAGGGTCATTCCTCATGTAAACTATGAGGTCATCACGAACGTCAAAGTCTAAGCCTTTGTCGTGATCCATGCCAAACCCCATCTCAGTTAATTTTACCATTATCTTATTTCCTGTAAATATTTAGTTGTTCTATATAGATAATATAATTCATCACCAGGCCCTACAACTCCAGTACCGAGCAGATGTTCTAGGTCCTGGATTATCACAGTTGTGTCTTGCACGGAATGAGCGTCTACGTGCAGGATTTGATTTTTTAATCTTCATGTTAGGATCGCCAAAGTTAACTTTAACGACATTACCTTTAGGATTCTTTACATATACTTTAAACTTTTTAACATCGCCACGCATTGGTTTGCCTAGTTTAACTTTACGACCTTGATATTCTGCTTCGTCAATTTCGTCATCTTCGTTGAACCACAACTCTCCATAAGCCTCATAAAAATCATTACCGTCGTATGTTTCTTCGGTAGCATCTTCGTCGAATGAAGTATAGATATCAAAGTTTTCGTAGCCTGCATCAAATAGTTTATTAGCAAGTTCTTCAGCGAACCTATCAGATTCTATGATGTTTAGCTCACGTCTTAATGATAATTGTATGATTGAATCACCTTCGTTAGTCACTCCGCTTTCAAAAAGACCTGCTCCTTCTAATAATTTTTGTGATGATATATTGATCATCATCGCTTGCACTGATTGTTCATTTACTGTTTTAATAGGTATAATTACGCTGACAAAATGTTTCATAGACTGTCCTTAATGATTGAGCAATATGTTTCGGATGCTACCGTCAGTCCAATCACTCACGTAAACACGGACCCAAACAAAGTTACCGGTGAAGTTGTAGATGAATCCACCGGTTGAATTGCTTCCTTCGCTGTCTGTGCTCGTGTGTGTCGGACCAGAGACGGTAAACCAATCATCATCAGTTGGCGCCAAGGCCAAAGATGCTTGCATCTGGATGGTTCCATTGAACCCTGTGAGGTTGTATTGGACCGTATGCAAACCGTCTGCTCGTCCGTAATAACCGTCACCCTTGTAGGCTGTGCCTGTCACAGTTTCTGTTGAACTGTCACCCGGGTGTACTTGGTTAGTTAGAATAGTCTGGCTGTTTTCCATGCAAATATTTATCAAACATTCACTTGTGCTCCAGCTCATACACTTTGTAGATCTGATCCGGCGAAAGGCGCAAGTTTAGCAAGAACATCATCCTTTCATCGGACACATACAGTTGTGGATTGAACATGAAATTGTCCTTGCGTAGGTTGTTTGCTGCGTAATCTGATAGCATTAGCTTACCTTTGTTGGCCGCGATCCAATCAGGAAAATCAGGATCTCTTACTGCTCGCAAGACCACTTTGTACTGGAACTTGGAATACTTTTCAGAAACGATCAGTTTTCCATCCATTAGTGCTTCAATGTCGTCAAGATCTGGTTCTGTTAGATCGACGCAGATGTGTGGAACAGCTTTGATCAAGGCATCTATGACTTTCCGATCGGTGTCATACACCATGAGAGTGGTGCGCTCACGACGTATCGTATGTTCCTCCTTAAGGTGTTCTTGTAGGACTGCCTTGATGGCGAGAGCATCGACATATTCACCGTATGATATCTCGATCTCTCGCCAATAAGGTTTGATGACGGCTACGCTATCTACGTCAAGGTGTTTCTTCCTCTTGAACTTATTCTCCAATTCCTCCGTGAGCTTTTTGAACTCACGGAGTCTTGGAAAGTCAAACCAGCGTGACATGGTAGTGTCAATGTTAAGCCTATACGGGTATTTCTCGTAATAGAGCTTCTTAGTCTTGTATTTCTTCAAACGGAGCCTCGTGTACCACATCAAATTCTAGATTACCATCATGTGCATTGATGGTAATCGTGCCGCCGTTCTTGAGATTGCCAAACAGCATCTCCTTGGCAAGCGGCTTCTTGATCTCGTCGTTTATCACACGCTTCAACGGACGAGCGCCAAACTTAGGATGGAAGCCTTTCTCGACCAGGTAGTCAAATGCTTCTCCGGTCATCTCGATCGTCACACCCTTGCTCTCGACTTTAAGTTTCAGTTCTCGCATGAACTTACCAACGATCTTGAGCATGATCTCCTTAGGCAGCTTGCCAAAGGTGATGATACCATCTAGCCTGTTACGGAACTCTGGACGGAAGAACTTGTCGAGCTCTTCGGTCGTATGCTCCTTCTCAAGGCTGACACCAAACCCGATGTTATGCTTCTCGGAATCTTGAGCACCGAGGTTAGTAGTGATGATGAGCGTGACATTACGGAAATCAGCTTCCTTGCCGTTTGATCCGGTCAGCTTGCCGTTGTCCATGATCTGCAACAGGATCTGTGCGATATCCGGGTGTGCTTTCTCAATCTCATCCAGTAGCAAGACACAGTTTGGATGTTCCTGCACTGACGTGATCAGCAAGCCCCTATTATCTTCGAAGCCAACATACCCTGGAGGCGAACCAATCAGCTTAGAGATAGCATGTTTCTCCATGTATTCAGACATGTCGAAACGAATGAGCTTTGCACCAAGTTCTTCGGCAAGGGCCTTAGCCGTTTCTGTCTTACCGACGCCAGTTGGACCCATGAAGACGAATGCGCCGATTGGCTTATCGTCATCTTGCAGACCTGCTTGTGCGATGTGAACCTTGTCGGTCAGCGCATCAACGGCCTCGTCTTGTCCAAACACCTTGCTTTTGATGTTCTTGTTCAGGTTAGCGAGGTTCTCACTCTCCTTCTCGGCCACACGAGTTGGATCCATGCGTACCATCTGTGAGAGTTCGTACTGGATGTTCTCTCGGTCCACGAACTTTCCTTCAGTCTGGTTGATCAGCTTGAATCGAGCGCATGCCACATCAATCAGATCAATTGCCTTGTCAGGCAGCTTCTTGTCAGGCTGATACTTGACAGACAGCTTGACAGCTTCTCGTACAGCCTCATCCGTGATCTGTGCGTTGTGGTATTCTTCGTAGTACGGTTTGATTGAGATTAGGATCTCTTCTGCCTGTTCCGGAGTCGGTTCGTCCACCGTGACACGCTGGAAGCGCCTCATCAAGGCACGGTCCTTCTCGAAATACTTGCGATATTCTTCCCAAGTCGTAGAGGCGACCACCTTGACATCACCTTTGCCTAGTGCAGGCTTCAGCATGTTTGCTAGGTCGTTTGCATTGTTAGATGAGCCCGAACCAGCGCCACTGATCATGTGTGCTTCGTCGATGAACAAGACACACTTGCCTTTCTTCACGATAGCATTGAGCACCGCCTTGAAACGCTCCTCAAAGTCGCCTCGGTACTTGGATCCTGCCAGCATTGCTGAGATGTCCAAGTTGTAGACTTCGTATTCCTTGAGGAACTCAGGTACTGTGCCCTGCACGATGTTGAAGGCAAGACCTTCAACGATGGCCGTCTTACCGACACCTGGATCACCAACAAGTATCACGTTGCTTTTGTTACGTCGACCGAGCGCAAGCGCGATCTTATCAAGCTCAGGATTGCGAGCGATGACGGGATCGATCTTCTTTTGCTTGACCTTGCGGTTCAGGTTCTCGGTGAATGCCTTCAGTGCTTTCTGCTCGCCCTGAGTGATCTCTTCTTGTTCGATCGCTTCCTCGACTTCTGCATGTACGAATTCTGAGAATGATTTCTTGTCAACTCCTGCCTGTTCCAGGAAGTAGTAGCACATAGACTTCTTCTCAGCCATCATGCTGATGAGCACGTCGGTCAGCTCAATGGTACGTCCACCATTAAACAGAACCTGCGTGAACGCACGGTTGAGTACACGCTCAACCGTTTGTGTCTTCGTTGGCTTATATTTCTTGATGCTTGGATCGACCTTGATGTCATCCAGCTTGTCTTTCAGCATGTGCTGGAGATTGGTCTTGATGTATTGGACTTCTGCTCCATAGCCCTTGAGCAGCTTTGAAAAGTTCTCCTCTTCTAGCATCGCGAAGAGCAAATGCTCTAGCGTCACGTATTGGTGTCTGTTCTTGTTTGCAAGAGCTACTGCATTTTCAAATATCGTAGATAGCTCTTTAGATGGTTCTACCATGGAGGCACTCCTTTGTTATTGTTGCACTTATTTTACGTGAAGATCTCAGTAAAGTCAATGACTTAACTCTTCTTTAAGCGCACGTAATTTTTCAAGCAGCTCGGTTGATTGTATCTTTGGAATGTCTGCATTGACACAAACCAACAATCTTCCTCGTACTTGATTATTTACGTTTGGCATGCCATGGCCGGTCACACCAAAAAGAGTGCCTGATTTGGTACCAACAGGTATCTTGATCTTCACGTTTTTCTTTTCAAGGGTAGTGACGTAAGCATCACACCCGGTTATCATGTCAAGAGCATCGACGTTGATTGAAGTGATCAAGTCGTCTCCTTGTCTCTCCCAGTTGCGCTCTGGTGTGATGACCACCTTGACGAAGAGGTCACCACGTTGCGCTCCTTGTATTCCTTCATCTCCGAGACCAGGGTAACGCATGGTCGTGTTCTCATGCACACCAGGTGGTATCCGGATGTTCACTGTCTCTGTGCGACCCGTCCGTAGGCGATAGTTAGCAATCAGTTCCTTGCCTTCTATTGCTTCTGCAAGGCTGATGCTTGCTGCGATGGTTATGTCGGGGTTGCGCATGGCATGACCACGTGCTCCTCCGGCGCCGCGCATCATCTCTGCAAAGAGATCGTCTATGTTGACGGTGCGGGTATAGATGTCATAATGGAAGCCACCACGGTGCCCACCACCTATACCACCACCAAAAGGGTTTGGGTTGTCGTACTCCGCTCTCTTTTTTGGATCTTTGAGCGTATCGTAAGCTTCGCCGATTTCCTTGAATTTTGCCTCATTGCCACCGGCATCAGGATGATGTTTAGCTGCTAGTTTCCGGAATGCTGCTTTGATCTCATCTTGCGTGGCCGATTTCGAGACTCCGAGTGTCTTGTAATGGTCCATGTAGCTACTTATTCGTCTGGGTTCTTACGTCTTCCAGAGCCGACGTAAAGACCGAACCAGGCGGCGCCTGCACCTACTATTATAGACACTAATCCAGATTGTTCAAGAGATAAATTCTCTACTTCCATGGCCCATAGCACGACTTCGTACAATAGGTAGATGTAAACGGAGATGAAGATACGAGGAAATATGCGCCATGAATCAACTGCACGCGCAAGATGTATGATGTTCTTGAAAGGATTGACACCGAGATCCTTGACAGAGGTATCTACCTCAAGGTCTAGCTTGACTTTCTTGGTAACTCCTTGTTCGTCCATCTCAACCACGACGCCTGCGTCGTAATCGTGATCTTCGTAGACGATAGTTTCAGGCGTGGTGTCGGCCCTTGGACGCGGACGCCTGCGCGGCGTCGGCTCTTCGTACGGCTCGACATCCTCTGGTTTTCTCCTAGGCATCGAACCCTCCCTCTAATCATATTTATCAGAAGGGCTTGATCTTGTTCCAGAAGCTTCCGTTTTCTTCTTGTACTTGACGATTGACGTCTGATGCGTTACTCTGTGCATCGTCGAGTGCCTGCTCTGCTTGCTTGTAGTAACGCTCGTAGGCAGCTATGATCGTGCGCTGCTGCTGGATATAAGCACGCACATCGCTGAGATTAAGTGCTAGTCGTTCGTAACCTTCATCCGTGAGACCGAACAGCACAAGGTCTTTGTTTTCGCCCTTGAGGCGTGCGAAAACTTCTTCGTAGTTCTCAGGAGTGATCACGACCCATTGCACATCTCGCATGTTGAGTTGATCTGCAGATGGTAATACGAGCTCTGGGCGCTCAACCGGCTTCGCTGAGATCTCTAGCTTGCAAGGATTAGCGCAACCTGCTAGAGCCAGGATTACCAGGCCACAGCCAAGGGCATTTATTATTCTTGACATAATCTACGATTCCTTGCTTCTTTAGATGAAGTCGAAACATAATTCCAATCACTAGGTTTACCAATTTGATTTTTTAAATAAGCTTCTTTGGTAATAATAGATGTTCTACCTTCCTTATTAATAACAGGTAATTTTCCTTTGAAGTTATGTTTACCTTCTTTAGCAAGCTTCTTTTGGGTTTCACTAACACGTCTTCGATTATTCTTGATCTTTTCTTTGTTTAAGAACGGATGGGTACCGTCGATGAGCATACGTTCATTATTTTCTTTAACATATTTTCCACCTAAGAAAGGATGTGTACCTTCTTTAGATTTTTGAAGATTCTTTTCTCGAGTCTTAGATCCATTAAGCCAATGATGCGTGCCGTCTTTGATTCTTTTCTTTTGTAATCTTTTTGAGAAATCCGAACCAATACCGTTTCCGGTTTCTTCAGTTAAATTAGCCCATTCCTTTGATTTAACTATATTCCATTTTTTACTATAATGAAGTCCTGCTTCTTTGAGTTCTTTTTCGGAATTGGTTTTCAGTAATATCTTTGTTTCAACGTCATAGCCGTGCTTTTTGATATTTGCCGTCCAATGTTTTCCGGAACCTTTATAAGCATAAGGATCTTTTGCTGTTGTTTTACCAAGGTACTTAAGGCCTGTTTTTTTATGTGTCTTTACGTAAAGGTATATCATCTATTACCTTCCCATAGCCACGGGCACTCGCTGTTAAAGGATCTAGCACTGTCTGCATTCCTTTCTTTATCTGTCAGTGGTGCACCACTGAGCAGTTCAAGGCATCTTGCTGCCTTGTCGCTGGCGTTGTTGATCACCCGCTCCACCAGTCCGGGTTTTGCATTTCCGAGCGTGCCGATGTCATGTTTTGACAGCCTGTCACGCAGTTCTGCATTCTGGGCGCGGATCTCCTGGAACTCAGCATTCACACGTCTCAATTCATCCGTGATACGCTGCTGGTCAGCCTGTAAGGTGGAGATCGTCTCTTCGTTTATACTTACTGCCGTCTCCAACTTGGCATTGTTTTCATTCAGCGTAGCAATCGTGTCTTGTGAATCCTTGTAGTACCAGTAGAATCCGCCAACCATCACGGCCATTATTATCAACATGACTCCAACGATCTTCAATGAGCTGAGTCCTGGAATCATCCTAGCATTGCCCTCAATGTACGAGGACCGACTATTCCGTCCCCCTTCAAGCCGTTCTTGATCTGCCAATTCACTACCGCGAGTTCTGTTCCAGGGCCAAAGATTCCATCTGCTTTTAGACCGAGTGCTTCCTGGACGGCGCGGACCGTCTGGCCCCGGGAGCCACGCTTCACCGTCCGGTGTTGCACGTTCTCCCTTGTTGGCACTCCATCCGTAAAAAGCTGGAGAGCATGACGCCACCGGCGCTCGCGATCATCTAGACCATGCGTACCGCCGTTGATGAGTCGTGTCATTTCTACGATGTCTAGCTCATCTGCTTCACGATTTAGATTGCGTGAATCCCAGAACCAGCAAGCTGAGTCAACTGCACCCTTCTTGGTCTCAACATAATCAACGACCTCGTCTAGGCTCATGTCCATGACACGAGCAAAAGCGGAGTAATTGTTCTTGCCAGTCAGCTGCATGATTCCGCGTCCACGGAACTTCCAGCCGTCGCCGCTTGCGGTGTTGCCGTTGCCCATCCTATTAGCATAAACCACGTTGGCGATCTTCTCTGGCTGACGATGATATGCGTTGGCATCACGCCCGGCCCTTTGGAAATATTTTGGAAAAACTACGTTCAAGCGCGACGCAGAGTAGTTAAGGTTCTCACTTAGGCGGCGATATTCTCCGCTCTCGTGTGCCGTCTGTGCAATGAATCCTGCTACACGTTCTGGGGTGTTGATATCCCAGAGCGGCAAGACTTCGATCATTGCGTCGTACCAACCATCAGGATCTGGATTGCTCGGAAGGAGAGCCCGCACGTGATCCCTAGAAAAATTGAATGTAAAGATCATGTTTCGTTCCTATCTTTTAGAGTCGTTTTACTATGAGACTCTTATCGCCATTTTCGATGACGATCTTTGATCCGTATTTAGTGATGTTATAATCGCCGATATACTTGGTAAGGAAGATGATTTCGGCCCAGTCATTGAAGTTGATCGTTTCGGTGATCGTTTCGTTCATTGCGACTGCGTCTCCAAAGTCTAGCACCTTGAACTGCACCGGCTGCGAATAGATCTTTCGGATGGTTAGGATGTCATCCATTAGCTCAACACTATCAACAAACGAACGATTGAAGAAATGCTTATAGTTGTTTAGGTTCGATTCTTTCACGACAAGGTCATAAGAATCTGGATCAATAGGGATCTCTCCTTCGAGATTCTCTACGGTAGCCTCATGTCCACGGAATTGCTTATGGTATCGAAAACGCCATTTCTCGATGTCCGCTAGCTTGCTCACACCGTCAAGTAGCTCAATGATGTTTTCAATAGCTTTGCGATCTCGCTGGAATTCAACAAACACACGATATTTCGCGTTCTCTAGCTCACCTTCGGTAGCATCAGCATCCAGAACGAAATCGTATCCTGACTCAATGAATTGCACGAGATCATTGGCCGGCTCTCGATCATTTACGACAAAGCTGACTGTAATGATGTCTCGGTCATCGCCCATCTTTGAACGATAGTTGTCAACCTCAAAGACATCATGTACTAGGTTTCGGAGATCGCCTGCGTTCAATCCCATTATAGACCGCCTCCGGCATTCTGATCACCACCTCCATCGCCACCTACGTCAGGTGTTGATTCGGCTTCCATGTCGGCTTCTTGTGGTACAGGCGGTGGCTTGTTAATGCCCGGCATGCCCTGGTCAAGTTCTGCCTTGTGTCCACCGTAGATGTCTTTCATGAGTTTCTTTGGCATCTCGATCTCAACGATCCATACATCCTCGCGATCTAGCTTGCCCTTCTTTGTACCAGGGCGAATGTCGTCTGGAGACTCAATCTGCCGAGGAACCATCAATGATTCCTTCTTATACCGGACCTTGCAGTCATAATCCAGGAGACGCTTTCCGCCCATTGGATCTGGCATCTTGTTTCGTGGCCACATGAATCCACATGTGACCCAATAGCGATCAATCTTCGGGCCCATCGCAAGCTCGCCATCTTCCCAGTTAGCGTAAACGTATAGGTCTAGTTCATCCAAGACACGCTCAAAATCCTTTAGGACCTCAAAAGCGTTCGGAGTTTCTGTGATCGTTTCAATATTCTTGAGTATGTCGAGTATGTCTTTCATCGTACTGTATTTATCGTCCGCCGTCTTATAAACTCTAGCTTTTCAAAATGATAGGGTCGGTAAATATGATTGCAGGGCAGGATCGTCCTGCCCTGTGTTTCCATAAGGAGGAAATATATGGGTGCAAAGAGGAAGACTGGTCGTAGCAACGGTCAGTTCTCAAACGTGGTGAATGTAGATTTTGAACGCAAGAAAGAGGTCAAGATCATACCTAGAAGCAAACACCAGGAAGACTATGTCCTCAGGCTCCTTGATCCAGAAAGTAGTATCGTCTTTGGAATCGGACCAGCAGGTACCGGTAAGACCATGCTGGCCGTACTAGCAGCGATCAAGAAGTTCAAGGACCGTGAGATTGACAAAATCATCGTGACACGTCCAGCGCATAGCGCGGACGAGGATATTGGTTTCTTACCTGGAACACTTGAGCAGAAAATGGCTCCGTGGACACGTCCAATTTTTGACGTGCTTCGGGATTACTTTACCGCGAGTGAAATCGAAGGAATGCTCCGAGAGGGTGTTCTAGAGATCGCACCACTCGCTTTCATGCGAGGACGTACTTTCAAAGATGCGTATATCATCGCGGATGAGATGCAGAACGCAACCCAAAATCAGATGAAGATGTTGCTAACGAGGATCGGTGAGGGGTCAGAGATGGCTGTCACTGGTGACCTAGCCCAGGCTGATAGGATGTCTGACAATGGACTCATGCACTTCATGAACCTGATGAACCGACGTCATACAGAGCATATCGACATAGTCAAGTTCACAGAGAATGATATTGAGAGGCACGACGCAGTTGCCGAAGTGCTAGACATATACGGAGATTGATGGTGTAGGGGACTTAGTTCCCCTACACTCTTCCTTGTCGTATGCGACATTTACTTAAGAATTCAATACCTTCATTCGTTCGATAAGGATGACGGTAGTAAACTTCTGTTATGCCGGATTGGTGGATCAACTTAGCACAATCTAGGCAAGGCTGATGTGTTATGAACATCGTTGCTCTATCACCGCTTTCTGCAGACTTTGCTAACTTCATTAGAGCGTTCATTTCGGCATGCAAGACTTCGGGCTTGGTAACCAATTCAACCTCTCCGTCTTTGATTATCTCGTCTTCGCAGTCATTAGGAAAGCCTTCGGGCATCCCATTGTAACCTATTGAGATTATGCGATTATCTTTGACGATGATGCAGCCAACCTTCAGTCGTCGTCCATGAGACAGCTCACTAAATCTCACAGCGACATCCATGAAGGCCTCCTTGAACTTAGTCTTCATCAGACTGCCATCTCTGCTTTGATCGGTGGATGTGGATCATAACCCTCAAGCACGAAATCTGCCGGAGTGAGTGCAACCACATCTTCGAGAGTCTCAAACGCAGGCATGATTAGCTTTGGTAGCGGACGAGGTTCTCTCTTGAGCTGTTCTTCGACTGCTTCGAAATGATTGTGATAGATATGGACATCACCGCCGTCCCAGATGAACTCACCAACTTCCATCCCGGCCAACTGAGCGATGATATGCGTCAGCAGGCTATAGCTTGCGATGTTGAATGGAACTCCAAGGAACATGTCGCAAGAGCGTTGATAGAGCTGGCATGAGATCTCATTGTCAATCACATGGAACTGGAAAAGACAATGACATGGAGGAAGTGCCATGATATCAACCATGTCAGGGTTCCATGCAGAGACTATGTGCCTCCGGCTCTCTGGGGAGAACTCAAGCTGATCTAGCAGCTTGTTGATCTGATCGACCCATCCTAGCTTCGCATCCCAATGACGCCATTGATGTCCGTAAACAGGACCAAGTTCTTTGATCGTATCCGTGTTTGGATAACCGAGATTGCGTCCTTGTTCGTCGGCATTTGCCGTCCAGATAGTGGTCTTGCCAACGAGTTCTTCGCGTGGTTTGCCATAGTGGATCTCAGCAAGGCGCCGTTCGTCGGTGCTGCCTTCAAGCATCCAGAGTAGCTCACTCACCACGCTCTTCCATGCAAGCTTCTTTGTCGTGGTTGCAGGGAAGCCTTCTTTTAGGTTGAAGCGCATCTGGTGTCCAAACACCGTGCGCGCCGGGATGCCTGTTCGGTTTTGGCGATCTCGGCCGTTATCCATTATATGTCGTAATGCGTTAAGATATGTGTCCATTTATTACTTTTCTCATTTCTTCTACGAGCTCTTTGGCACGCTCAAGCCGTAAGTTATCCGGCGTTCGATACATGCGATTGAGCTCATTTATCGCATCGTATAATGCTTGCTCAATCTCTCCAAGGAACGTATCTGGAGATTGCCATGGCTCGTCTTCGTAAAGTTCGGTGGCTATCTTTTCAAGCTCAGATGACAGGGGGTGTTGTGGGTTCTGTTCCACGTCGCCATACCTCAAAAGTTGCTTCTTGCGAGTGCAAGGTGTACTCGTTCTTGAAATCCTTTTCGATGGAATGGATGCTCAAGAAGGTGTCGCATTCCCACACACCGGGAATGCGAGTGAGATAGAATTCCTGTATGACCGGCCAAGCTTCGCCGATGATCCGAGCACCGCCTATCACCCAGATGATGAGGTTAGGATACTGTGCTTCTAGTTCTAGCATTGCCTGGGGGATGTCACCGCTTATAACAGCGTGTGCCCCCTCGAACAGCTCAGGAGAGCGTGCAGACACTACGACGTTAATCCTGCGCGGTAGCGGCTTCTTAAAACTGCCGCCTTCCCACGTGTTTGCACCCATCACGATGACATGACCTGCGGTGTTGTTCTTGAACCAGGCTAAGTCAGTCTTGTTCTTCGGCCACGGAAGTGTTCCATCCTTACCTATGCCGCCCTTCTCGTCTACTGCTAAGATCGCCCTAATCACTTAGACGTCCTAGCTTGATGAGAGTAGCTGCAAGGTTGATTTCAGGATCCACGACCAGCGTGTGATCTACCATTCCCTGCTTGATGATCAAGACTGCCTTGTCTTGGGTAGCATCGTCACCGAAGATCTCGATGTTATCATATAACCACCGATAGATGCTCTCCATCTCTTCTGGGCGCACACGGCCACAGAGCATCTTGCGTGCTTCGTGGATCTTGCCATCCTTGAAGAGCTCGACCATCTCTACCATCCAGTCAGCACTTCCTGCATCGCTTTCTGACGGCGAAAGCAGGGTTCCATCCTGGCTATTCATTTGCACCATGTTGATGCACTTTCGTAGATCAGGATACGTTGCCTTGACATACGTGTCTAGGACGTCGAGGTTTGGAGTGATTCCTTCGGTGATCAGGATCTCAGCTACGCGAGCAGTGAACTCAGTCTGATCAATCTTAGCGATATGGAAACCCTGGCACCGTGAATGCAGTGCTGGAATGATCCTGTTTGGATAGTTGCACGTAAGGATGAAACGTGCAGTGGTGTGATATTCTTCCATGACACCACGCAATGCAGCCTGTGCGTTTGGCGATAGGTAGTCTGCCTCGTCTAGAAGCACTACTTTGAAATCACCAAACGGAATCATCTGCACGAAGTTAACGATCTTATCGCGCACGTCATCAACGGAGTTGGTGCGCGAAGCGTTGATCTCAAGGATGTCGAGATCGTTTACGTTAAGCTCGTTTAGAAGCAGCTTTGCGAGCGTGGTCTTGCCGATGCCGGCGTGGCCAGAGAACAGCAAATGTGGAATGCTGCCGTCCTTGATCCATGTCTCAACTTGTTTCCTTTGTGCCTCGTCTCTGAAGACGTAACCTTTTACGGTCTTTGGCCGGTATTTTTCAGTCCAGAGGCTCTTTACTGCCATTTATGTTCTACTCCATCTAATATTAGTTTTACGTTATACCCTTCTTGACCCCGAGCTTGTCAAAGGCGATTTGCACGCCTTTTGCTTGGAAGTAAGCATCCGCGAGCGCATTGTGCTCATTCGTCTGCATGGCCTTCCGTGGATCAACGTCGACGAGCTTGAATAGCGTGCGGCTATCCATGATCTTGTAGAATTGCCACGGAATAGGCTTGCCAATCTGGCGCAGCATGTCTTCCAGGATGGTGATGTCAAAGCCATAGCCCTGACCCCATATGATGTCAACATTATGCGCCCATCTCGACAATTGGTCAAGACCTTCTTCGAGTGAAATTCGGCCGTTTGGATCGAATGCCGCATCCCGAGCCTCTTGTGACTGCTTGCTCCACCAATCAAGGGTAGAGTCTGTCACGGTTCGGCCGAGCCGATCCTGCTCGTCGATGTCGAATTTCATGTAGATCTCGCTGTGCGGTTCAGCGTCGGAGTACGGATCAAACTTGACCGCACCTAGGGTAAGCACCGTGCAAGACGGCTTAGTATCGAGCGTTTCCAGGTCGATCATTGCGTGTAAGGGCATGAGGGTTCCTTATATGATGTTTTCGTTCTTGAGACGCTGGTAGATCTTTGCCGGAGCATCGATATCGCCAGGTATCTCCTCGTACGGTAGATTTCGGGACTTGAGAAAGTCTACGAGCGCACGGTCAATTTCCAAAGCACCTGCTTCATCTTGATTACGGCCCACTGGATTATAGGGCTTGGTGCGGGTGATCAGAAAATTGATGTTTTCATATTGATTCCAGAGCTCCATGAGCATCGGCTCGTATTTGCCGGAGAGGTAACCAGGCAGTGCGTAATGGATACCTAGGAGCAGAGGACTGTCGGTCACGACCAGAGAGATATCATGGTCCATCAACCGAGCTAGGCGGCGGTTCTGCTTCGCCGTGATGTAAAGTTGGTCATTGAGGATGTTATGGCGACCTTCCCAGGTCATGTCCTTGGCATACTCTGTAACCAATTCTACGTTTTGGTCAGATGCCTTGAGCAGGTAGAACAGCCCGGACGCTGTAGTGGATTTCCCAGCGCCCGGACCAGCCCAGAGGTTTACGACGCGCATCAATCGCGTTGTCCGAGCAAGCTCATCAGCATGTTGAACAGGTTGATGAAATTGAGGTACAAGCTCAGCGCGACGTCATAGACGCCCTTGTCTCGTTCCTCGCCACTCGTCCTTCCGTAGACTTCCTTGGCATACTGTGTGTCATACGCGGTCAGTCCAGTGAAGCTTACGACGCCGATGACACTGATAGCAAACATCAGCGCGGATGATGCAAGGAAGATGTTCACGATGGCTGCGATGATGATGCCGATCAGACCGATCATCAAGAACGATCCCATCGCCGTCAAGTCACGTTTCGTGGTATACCCGTACAAGCTCGCTGCGCCAAAAACGGCAGAGGTGATGAAAAACACCCTTGCGATGCTCATTCCAGTGTAAACCATGAACACGCTGGCCATGAAGATGCCCATGACTGCTGCGAACGCATAGTAGAACGTTCGGATGCCGCTGAGGCTCATCTTGCCGCGGCCGGCAAACGAATACCAGAGGATCATTCCAAGCGGCGCGAACATCGCAACCCATACTAGAGGGGTTCCGAATACTGCGGCAGACAGTGCCGGTACGCTCGCTACGATCCATGCAACCAGACCCGTGATGCCGACGCCAACGGCGGTCTGATTGAAAAGGCTGAGCATGAACTGACGCATACCTTCGTCATAACTTGTAGCGGTTTGTGTTGCTGTACTCATTTTGGTTCCTTTCCATATCTCCCGTAGAGAGCATTTAGAAGCGTCTTGGGAGGTTTCATCGGTTGTACTCCGATGATTTCTTCTGCTAGTTTCTTGGGATCAAAGAGAGAAGCCATCTTTGCGTAAGGCGCGAGATAAGCATGATATGAGATCCCGAGTACGATCATGTGTGATTCGTAATGATCCCATTGCTCACGACGAGCAAATGTCTTAAGAGTCGGATGATCCATCTGTTGGCCAAGATGCCAGCTATCTGGATCTGCTGGAAGTCCGACATCGGACGGAACGAATCTCTGTAAGATTCCAACGACTTGGTTAAAGTCGTCCCATTCCTTAGAGGTCCCCTGCTTCTCTGTTTTCGCTTCGGTAGACGTCGAACTGTCCTCCTGGGTAGCGTTTCTCGAGCTTACGGACATTCTCGGCGATTACCTCGTTAGGGTCAAGACCCAAGCTTCGGCAAGCACTAATCCAATACCAGGCAATATCGCCCAGTTCTCGCTTGAGATGGAAGATAGTTTCGTCATCCAAAGGCTTACCTTGGAAACAACACTTCTTGACGATCTCATCAAACTCGCCTCCTTCTGATGCGAGCCCGATGCCCGCAGTTAACAACAGTGCTATATTAACACTATCGTCCAGTTCTCGCAACCTCTTAATCAATGCTTCGAGATCATTTGACTCTTCAGAAGTGACGGCTTCAACGAAGTCCTTATATCGATTCAGATCTGCCTGGCTCATAGTTCACCATTCATTTCTGCGATATAACCTGGTTCACCTGGAAGGTACCGAGTTGGCTTGATGAAGCCTTCCCCAGGGTTCCTATTCTTGGCGATTAGATCTTCACCGAGTGATAGTTCTTCGGGACACGTCCCTCCTGGCTGCATCATCAAGATGGATTGTGCTTCCACCATCCGAAGGGTGATTTCTTCACCGTCGTCGTCCACGAAATCAACTCCTCGTGTCCAACGACCGTGTTCAACAAGGACCCAATCACCTACTTGGTATTCATCCTTGTTCATCGGTCCTTTTGCGTAGACCTTGCCCCAACGAGGGCGGATACCATAATCCTTCCCATCGTCGGAGCGTATGATAAGTCCTCCAGCAGTCTTGCGTTCACCGAAGTGCATATCTTTCACGATAACTCGGTCCTGTACCGGACGTAATGTACCGTACTGTTTCTTCATTATTTCCTCACGAAGTTTCCGTCGTCGTCTTCTTCCCATTCAGCTAGTTCGGATGCTGTGGGAGCATCGGCCGTTTCTGCGACAGCCGGTTCTTTCTTGCTGCGTGTACGCTTTGGCTTTTCGTCAAGGTCGGCACCTTCTGAGAGGCTTTCAACGAGTGAACCTCTTGTCTGGCGTGGCTTGGTCTCGTCAGGCACGGATCCAGCCTGTGATGCGTAATGATCATGCATGATCGCCTCACGCTTGCGGACGATCTTCCCATTCGGGCCGAGTTCATCTCCGCGTGCGTTTACGCGCTGGTTTCCTACTGCGAGCGTTAGCTCGTTCCTCTTGCGAAGCAGATCCATGTCGACCTGCTTGCCTTGCATCGTGCGATGCGTCTTGCGTCTTGCTTGTTTAAGTGGCATGATAATGTCCTCCTGTACCTTTACTTATCTCAAGAATTCGTGCCAGTCTAGGCCATATTGAATTGGATCGATCTTATGCACACCTATGAGATATAGGATGTAGCTTGATACCGAGCTGCCTCTTCCGACACCCCAGACTATCTTTTCTTTGCGCATGAAGTCCACGAGATAGGTAAGGAACCTTAGCAGGTTTACCATGTCACGTTGTTCAAATCCTCGGTATTCATCACGGACGCGATCTCTCGCTTCGTCTGAATCACACCGATCCAAGCAGAGTTGTAGCACATCAAGATCTTGATATTGAGCTGGCATGAACCATTCTGATTGCAATGCGTGATCAAAATCTTCCACACCACAATCAAGAGGTTCGTACACACGGATCTTGTCTGTGCCTAGTTCTTCTGCCGATTTGTTGAATTTCTGTATTTCCTCGCATGACTCACATAGCATGTCTGCTACCGCATCAATCTTGCCTTGGTATAAGGCATCAAAGATGTCTGTGCTAGAAAAACGAGGAACACCGAACTTGTCAGTCTTCATGCTCTTATTTTAGCTTATATTGATTAAATCGTCAAGTCCTTCGTCGTCTTTTTCTTGCATTCTTTTGAACGCAAGTGCTTGACGACGCTTGGTTTCTTCTTCGTGGTCTTGAAGTGCTGCTAGGATCTGGGCTTGTACTTCTGGGTTACGGACCATGAAATACTTGCGCCGCAGATTTCTAGTCTTTTCGTCTAGGTCTGTATCTGATAGCTTTGATAAGTCGCCAATCAAAGGGTGCATCAGCTAAACATTCCAACATAGTCCATGTAGACGGTATTACCGTTGTTGAAGGTCCAAACGTCTACGATGTAACGATCAGTTGCATTCTCTACAGAGAAAGGAGAAGGAAAATCGTTTGAGTACAAGATGGTTCCGCCGCCCTCGGATGAGAATGTGAGAGTCCACATGGTAGGACCATTTGATACCAGCTCGATCCGCATCTTCGCTAGCCTGTTTGATTCTGGCCAATCCGCGAAGTTGATGTTGATGGCGTCACCGATGGTATAGACTTGGTAATGTCCATTTAGGAAACTGACATTCACGTTGGCAATAGCTGTACCGTTGTTGAGGAATTCTTCCGTGACCTGCACGAAATTAGCATCGCTCAAATCATTTCCGGCAAAGTTATTTCCGGTGTTCAGCTTTGCAGTGTCATCCTGCAATTCTTCAATCTCAGTCTTAGCTGCTGCTAGACTGTCTTTGATGGTTGAAAAGTTGTCACGGAACCCCTGGGAGTCATTGTCCTGACCCGCTACCGGGAATTCCGCATCAATTGTTTCGCTTACGATATTGCTCGACATGTTGTTTCCTCTCTGATATTTATCGTCACGCTACGTTGTACTGATAATTCGCGAATAGGATATATTGCTCATTGGAATTACCGGTGGTGCTGTCAATGATGTATCGGTCGACATCAAAGTTGAGCGACTTGAAATCGAATCCGTTGTTTTCTAGGTTGAGTTTGATCTGTGCTGCGCCGCCTTCAATGCAATAGCAAAGCGGCAACGCAAGCGTATAACCAATCTCTTGTATGCCACCTACCTGCGCCGTGCGCATCCATAGTGGCAAGAAGTTACGTTCCGTGTCACCAACCTCGCTTATGCGTTCTTGCATGTTGGTGATGTTGACGATATGTCGTGTTTGGTCTCCGGTATTGCCTACTCTCACTGCATCGCTATCAGCCGTGACCGTGTTCTCTCCCTTGCGTGGACGGAACTTAAACGGCTCACGGTCTGTATAAGCGGTGACTGTTACCGGGTTACCATTCTCGTCTATGATATCCGTATCGCCAACCGTGATGATGTTGTCATCGGCTATCGTTCGATGATACAGTTGTTCGGTCGTCACACGTTCTCCATTGACGTACATCTCAGGAAGGCCGGTGTCGGTTTGGAAGACGTCCTTCTGTGTATCATATTTCATCATGTCAGCTGTGATCTTGTCTTTGTTCTTGATCTTGTAGCTCTGTCTAACAGAACCGGAGCGTGGTTGATATGGATCAATGATCTCAACATAGACGATCTCATATACGATCTCGTTGCTACCTGGTTCTTTAGCTATAGCCGTCTTGATGTCTCCAAGCCGATACTTGCGACGCTTGTGATTCTTCGCCGCAGCGGCGACATAGTTCGCGAGTTCTTTGGTCTCGATTCCGGCGTATGCCAAGACACGTATATCCTTCTGCAATCCAAATGCTGGATCGTTTGGACGATAGATGAGCTCAGGTGGGAAGATATCTGGATCACCTATCAGTTCGGTATATGCTTGGCGTTGGGTTAGTGGCAAGAATGGCTTGAGATATAAGTTGCTGTAGAGTAGATCATTTGGATCTATTACTGTGATAGTGAACGTGCGAGTCGTTGCAGAGAAATTGAACCTATCTCGTGCCTCAACGGTAAATTCGTATTCACGATCAAAACTGGTATCAGCACCATCAAAAATGGTCGTTCCGCTATCAAAGACTGTAAGTCCAAGAGCTCCAGGCTCGCCAAACTGCTTGACCTTTCCAATGATCTCGCCATCAAACACGAGTTGCAATCCTGGAGGCAAGCGCCCACTGACGAGCCTATAGAGAAGCTTTGCATTTGGCACAGAAGTCTGTGCTCGTACTCGGAACGTGCTCAAGAAGTTTGCATTGATGGTTCCAAGGTCTGAGTCCGTAAGCCAAGTGATGGTTGATTCAACTTCACCAAGGAGTTGTACTGTGAACGTCTTGTCCTTGAATGGCTGGGTCGTTTCGTCCGTTGCACCTGTGAACACGACGACTGAGAACGAGGAGCCTTCGAAGGCTCCTATGCCAATGTTACGCCCAGCTTCTAGTGTGCGCTGTAATCCAACGTCCAGGTCAATACGATCATAGAAGTCAATTAGTCCTGCTTCTAGCGTGACTCCGACTCCTGAAGGAGCAAACAAGGACTTGATGCGAGTGTCATTCCTATTCTCAGAAGTGGAAGGGACACGCAGGATCAGTTCATTGTCATCGTTGATTTCAAATACAGCGGTTGGGAAGACGCGCAATACTGCATCGTCAAATGATTCGCCCATCACTTCAGGAAGTCCGATGTTAGTAGGGTCAATCTCGACATCTGAGTTATCGGAGTTGTTGATTCGCCACGTCGTGTATGGTGTGATCGAGTTGACCACGTATGCTTCTGTTGAGGTGAACCGGAACGTGCTACCACGTAGCCTTACGCGCTGGCTTTCTGCAAGCGTCTCCACAAAGATGTAGGTCTGCGGGCTGTTTGCTTCTTGGTTTAAGTTGACAGGGAAAGCAGGGCTCAAGCTATCCGAAAGGGTAATCAAATCATAGTCGGTGAACGTTCCGTTAACTGAACTGATGGTATAAGCTTCATTTTCTATCCTTACGGACCGTCCTTCCAATTCAGCCAGATCGTCTACTCCGTCATCGCCATCAGTTGGCAGCTTGGCTATCTTGAGCGTGGACTTGCCAATCAGCGTATCTTCGTATACGACACCTGTGACCGCCACTTGGTTGATGTCGCCTGTGAATCGCGTTGCCCGTACGGTAAACTTGTAAGGAATCGTGACTGCTAGTTGATATGGAACTCGTCCGTATATCTCTCCGCTGATCGTATCTAGCTGTGTTCCAGGTGGAAGCTTACTCAAGCTACCGTCATCGTTTTCTGGAACCAAGGTGTAACGTATCACACCTGCCGTCGTGCTGGTGTCAAGCGTGTCCAGGAAGATGGTTAGGTAGTTATCGGCTCTCCGGTATCCAAGATCTGCTGGTGTGAGCCAGATTGGTGTGCGAACATATGTATTATCTGCTGTGAAGAGGCCCGTTCCGGCTTGTGTGATCGTGTTGTCGGCGCGCAAGAAATCATCGCCTACTACATAGATGCGGAATACCCGTCTTGCTGTCGTGTCGCCATCATCTACGGTCACTGCGAACTCATAGAAGCGATTCAGTTTCTTTGGCGAAAGTGTCGGAATGGCATCATCATAGAATCCAGAATCGTAAAAGAAACTATCATAGCCGCTTGCGGATAGCACACCAAAGTCATATGGATACCCGTCATAGCCATTGCTGTCAAAGTGGCCCGATCCTGCTGCACGATCAAGTGCTAGGATTGGATCAACCACTCCGGTTATCCGACCATCTGCGGATAGCGATAGTCCCGGTGGGAGTTCTCCGTCGCCGTCTGCGATATAGTATTCTAGTTCGTCGCCTGCAGGTAAGTCTTCGTCAATGGCCTGTAACTGGAAATTAACTAGAGAGCTGTCAACGATGAAGTAGAGACCATTGTTTCCGATTGGAAGCAAGTCTTCTGGCGTTAGCCATATCGGAGAATCTGGGCCTGCAACCGTTATCTTGAAAGTACGATCTTCAAATAAGTTATCAGGGAGCGTGCATCGTAGCACGAAAGTTGAGATCTCATCTCGTGCTACTTGGAATGGCGTCCCTTCTATCTTGGTTCCATTCAAGCGAAGTCCGCGTGGTAATGATCCACTGATGCGGACGATGGTTGGATTGACGACTCCGTTCGCGAGCGGTAGCTCTAACGATACGGTGACACGTTCAATCAATGTGCTGAGCGTCGAACCCGAAGGTAGGTTCCAGATGTTTGACATACTAAATCCCCTCGTATATCATATTTATCCGGAGGTTACAAGGTGCCAAAATCGATGTTAAGTTCGTTAGGTGATACAAACGTTCCCATGTCAACATCCTGTGTGAGGATGATGTATTCGAATGCGCTTGAGATGTCTGGAAGTATCTCACCAAAGTCAAAGTCTTCGAAGTATGAATTGAGTACTCGAACGTCAATGCCATAGACGAGACCGTCCAAGGAACCTTGGAAGTTGTTCGCTTGGATTAGGTTAGCATTGGTGATATCGTTTTGATCTGCTTCTAGATCAGCACCTAGTTGCGGTGATGTATCCTCAACGAGTGAAGCAAAACCGGTGTAATCAATCGTGAGTGTGCTGCCTGAGATCGTCGTCGTGATATCAGTTCCACCGGCTATGGTGAGAGAATCACCATCTGCAAGTATGATGCTGCCGCCGTCTGCACTGATGAGCAAATCTTGTAGTCCGCCGACTGCGCTGATCGTGAGCGCGTTATCGGTTGATGTGATGGTGATGTTATCACCTTGCACGAGGCTCTTGAACTTCAGATCGTATCCGGATTTCTGTGCGAATATTCCTGCACCAGATCCTAGGTTAGAGGCGGTGGTCTGCTCTGGCTGGCGTAGATCCAGCTCTTCGAAATTGTTGTTGACTTTACGGAAGGCTTCACGTAGATCGTCACCAGTTCCATCGTTAGCTATCAGTCCAAGATTAATGAGTTCTACGGCCATGTTGCCCTCCTTACTATATTTATGCTATTTGCACCCATGCGCCGTTCAAGTAAATTACTAGATGTTCGTTTCCAACCGATCCAGGATCCCAGCTAGATCCGTCAGCCACCGCAATCATGCCTGGGACCGGAGTGCCTGGTTCCGAACCTCGCGGTTGCAACGTAGCGTATCCTCCAGCAATGCTGAACCCTCCGTCGGGCGATATGAATGAGTTTACAAAAGAACTACCGTTCGTCGTTGTGCTGAAAACGATGTTTGAATTGGTTGGGCCAACGATGCTGAAGGCGCCAGTATCACTGGCGGTGATACTGTATACATCTTGTAGCCGATTATCATCTGCATCAAGATCGCCGGTCAGTCTAGTGTTGATTGGCAATCCGTTGTTCGTAATCTGTGTAGAAACGACAGCGCCAAAATCGACGAGTAGCTGTGCCTCGGTGACCTGTACGTCGCTTATGACACTAAACGGAATGGATCCGTTTACCGCATCAACGAGTAGTGTGCTGTCATCTGCAAATACCGATCCGTTGATGTCACCTACTTCTGTGAGGAATGCAGGAGCATTTACGATGTTGTTCCAGCTTATCTGTCCATTCTGTGCATCGACAAGTAGTGTTGAATCTTCGGCATATACGTTACCGATGATGTTCTGCACGACGGTTGCACCTGTGCCTGGCCCTTCTTCGAGAGTTTCGATGCGGCTATAAACTTCCGTAAAGTTTGAGTTGACCTTGCTGAAGGCCGATCTAGTTTGATCACCGTCACCTGCATTAGGTGCGCTGCCGATGTTGATGGTTTGCTGTGCCATTATACCCTTCCTACGACTACTTCGATGATTCCATAACCGTCATCATCCTTGTTTTCTAGGGCTTTACCAATGATCGTTCCTGACTTTGCGTTATTGTCAACACAAGCATACCCCTTGACTGGGCTAGTCACCATCAAATCACCCTTCTTGATGCGTCCAAGTACCTTGGTCGGAACCCTTCCTTGTAGGGCAAGAGCAACGACCGTATCGCCCTCTAGCTGGCTGTTCATCAAGTGTGCTGGGTTCGCGGACACGACACCTGCGACCTTTGTATCACCCTTGCTATGTCCAACAGTGACTTCATTCTCACCACCAAAGACTAGGACCGTACCTGGCTCGTATGCTTCGTCTGCCATGTACTTCTCTGCCAAGTCAGCATAACGCGCCGATGTTGCAACTCCGTTAAACACATTGGCAGTCAAATTACCAGATGCATCTCGTGCAGCAACGGTATTTGCCGTTGCTGCGGTCGCCGCAGCTCGATAACTACCGCCATCAACTTTTAATGTATCTGCTTGAGTAGCTGTAGTCGATGTGGTTGCATTGCCACTAAACGTACTGGCGTAAATCGTATTATATTTAAATGATGCACTGCCGATATTATAAGAATTATCAACATCTGGAATCACACCAGTCTTATCAAATTTAAACGGCATAAGAGTAGTTGAACCAACAGTGTTGGCAACCAAGATAGCAACCTGTCCGGTCGTCGTAACACCGGTGTTAGCGCCGATTGCTATACCGGTTGATGCAGCGCCCTTTTCTTGCGGTGCTTCAATGAAGCTCGAATAGATCCAAGAAGCACCAAGTCCTTTGTTTCCTGTTAGTAAAGAATTTCCATGCAGTACGGATTCACTTGCACCAATCCCATCAATCTCAATGTTACCAGTGAATGATGCGGTTGGATCGGTTGCACCGGATGCTGTGAAGACGACACCTTGTGCTGGAGTCTTGACGTTTAGCTGCGTTCCAGTCAGGCTCAAGATCTCATAGGTGTTGTTACCGCCGAGCCTTAGGCTTTCGACACGTATGGATCCATCACCTTGTGTAAGCACGACGCTATTGACACCGGATCCTGTCGTGACAGGAACTTCTGTTACCGGACCAGAGCTTCCACTGATGTTACCAAGCACACGGTTGTTTGAGATGTCTTCGATCTTTGCTACTTCTAGCGCGCCGTCTGCGATCTCAATCCATCCATTGGTTGCAGTAAAGGTTGCAGAATCAAAACTTGCAAGTCCAAGGTCGACCTGCGAGATACCAGTGGCATTGGCACGTGTCGTAGCTGCGTTCATCGACAGCTTGCTCTGAGAGATGGCTGCACTTGCATTCACGTTAGCGTTGACGATCGCGCCTGTTGCGATGGTCAGTTCTGCTTCGGCTGTTCCTGATGTGCGGGTGATACTGATTGAGATGTCTGATGTACCCGGGACGTCTGCGTTGGTAATCTCATCGAGTGGGTCAGAGATGACATCTGCTGTCTTGATACCTGAACTGATCGAATCACCATCGCTTATGGAACCAGCGGTCACTGTGTAAGTGAGAAGGACGCTCGTACCGTATACGATATCTGATGCTACGTTCTCAACTTCAACTAGGGTACCTGTGCCGCCTGAACCATTAGTGATGTTGTCGCCGGCTGTGAACGGACCATTAGCTACGTTGTTGACATAAATCTTCTTCTTGCCGGTTGCTACAACGATCTGACCTTCTGCGAACGTGTTCGCATAGGTGTTGCGTAGCTCTTCGAACGTGTCGTAATCTTCAATCGCACCATCAACATACGCCTTGGTTGCTGCATCTGAATCTGTGCTTGGTGCGGCTAGATTCGTGATCTTGTTGGATGCAGCATTTAAGTCACCGCCAAGCTGTCCACCGACTGCTGCGACGACACCTGAACCAATGACGTTGCTGACAGCATCGCCTGAGTGATCGAATCCGAGTCGCCTGTTCACATATCCTCGGACTGCGCTCTGGGTAGGAACGATATCCGTGGCGTTTTCGCTCATCGCTGTATCTGTGCTGAACTCAGCAACGACGACACCGCGCTTGAATCCGATACCATCAAGGTTGGAGAGTGCGATGCTTGCTGCGAACGTGACCCTACCCGTTCCTTGGTCGACTGTGAAGAAGCGTCCTACTCGGAAGAAACCATCTTGGTCCGTTGAGACATAGAAGACACGTCCTTTATTGCGCTCTTCGACTTCGTTTGCTTGCTGCGGATCACGTGGTGAACCAAGCAATACGTTAGGGAAGTTAGAAGTGTTGAAGCCACCGGTGCCGATATCTAGGAAGTCGTGGCCTGTTGCACGACACGTTGAGATGTTGACCGTGATGGTAGCATCAACTGCCGCTTTTTGTCCTGCGCGTAAGGTGACAGTCTGTCCGCCACCTAATACCACAGGAGTGATGAGTCCGCTTGAAGATGATGCTGCATTGACGATGTCAGAGCCTTCAAGGTCCGTGATCTCAACGGTTGCATAGGTTCCACGATCCACATAGTTGGATAGCTGGTGCACCTTACCGTCCCAACCGAAGATGTACGAATTGGAATTGATCCTGTTGATTTCTGCATCTTCTGCGATCGGTTCGATCGCAATGATCGTATCGCCTATGCTGTCACCCATGGTGCCACCACCGCCGCGAACATCTGATAGTGCTGCGTTTGAAGAGCTTACGATCATTCGGACGTAGTCATAAGTCACATCAAACGTGACTGTCAATGAACCATCGACATGATCTTCACCGGTTGATTCCGTGACACCAAACGCGATAGAACGATATGTATCATCTGGTTCGGAGTCGAACACGATAGCGGTCGAAGGACGGTTGGTAAGACGTTCGCGATTGGCAACGTCTGTGAAGACGAAAGTCTGGTTGTGCCTATATGTTCCTGGAATCTTACCGTCAGTAGCTTCGGTTAATCCGTTATCAGCAAACGAAGTGTCACCAGTTGTAAAGTTTAGCTTGTAAACCTGTCCGTCTTTGTTCGGTGTATCTGTATTTGTCGGAACAGTACCAGCAGAGGTATAATCTAATATAACACCACTATCTGAAACTTCAGTAACTGTAACAGTTAAGTCGTTCGCCGGAGAAGCGCCACCTAGGTCAGTACCTAAAAAGCTTAGAACATCCGATACTACGTAACCTGTACCACCCGAGCTTAGATCAACCAAATAACCATTATCAACTGTTTTCTTAACATTAAAGATAGCACTTGAGCCTAAACCACCTGTGTAAGAAGGAGCAATGATGCCCCCAACTATTCTGTTGGCTACTAGTCCAACATTTGTAACTTCATAACGCGACAATGTACCGCTATCATGGAGAATATCGATTTCACCAGTATTCTGTGGATTATGATCAAAATCATAAGCATATACTGAAACCGTTGTGATTGCATTATTGTAAGCGTCTATTGAAACACTAGTCGGAACACTTGGTGCACCAAGTGCACCTGAAGTTGAACCAGTTATCTGGTTTGAAGTATCAAAAGTTCCAGTCGTGTTCTCAAGGTAGATCTGATTTGAATCGGTATCAAAGACGACGTCGCCGGTAGCACCTGAAGTAGCCTGTGTCAGCGTCTCTCCGGCTACGACAGAAACCGTACCGGTCAGCTTCAAGGTGACTTCTGATTTGAATGTCTTGAATGGCATGACCATGTTGTCACGCAACTGCACGGCATCTGGAATCTCGTTTGGATCTGAACCTTCTGCGACCAAACCATATTCGCCATATGCGTTAGAACCGTTGAGCGAGCGTATCTCGGAACCGTTCTTGGAGTAGTATGCAGTCCAGCAATAGTAGGTAAACTGCGAGACCATCTCGCTAAGACCACCGTTGATCGTGACCAGACCATAACCGAGGTCGTTGATCTGGGTGAAGTCGTTACCAAGCATGGACCTGTTGCCTGCTGTTTGTACCGTGATATCAACCGGAAGCGAATCAAGGTCTACACCTGTTGGCAACAGACTGGTCACACCAGTGAAGCCATTGCCTTCGTTGGATGACTTATCCAGGAGGAACGTTGCTGTACCTGACGCCTGATCATAGTCAATGACTGCATTGACCTGGAATCTCTTACCATCGATGTAGAATGGTGCCGGAACCTGCGGACGCCTAATGTAGAGTCCGGTATCTGCATCACTCTCAACATCAATCTGGAATGCACTCGTCTTTGATGTGACTGAGACTGGAATGTTAGCACAGAATGCGTCGACGAGCATACCGCCTCGGAACGCTTGCCTGTTTAAGCTCTGCGCGAAGGAAGATCCGGTCTGGCAGTACGGAGACTTGGTAAGGACCTGCCCGTCTGGATCCAGCACCATCATGAAACCTCCGTGTCCTTGCACTGTGAGGTTACGGATGATGGTCGCATCTCCCATCATGAAGCAGTCTAGTTCACGGTTATGTCTCGGTGGATTGTAACTCGGATCGAACGCATATGCGACAAGGTTAACGAGAGCGTTGACTTGTGTGTCGGATCCTGATTCTGCCGTAAAGTCAGTATCAATCACCTGGTCGACCGAGCCAAGCTTCGCGCCAAAGGCAGTGTTTGCTATCACGCTGGCTGCGACCGTCTTGATGTAATTGATTCCTGCCGCTGTTTCTGTTGCTTGTATTGCGAGCACCGCTGCAGCCGTCTGGTAGAAATAAGCACCCTGAGCACGCAATGTCTGCACGCGGCCACCATTGATGAGATCGGATACGATCGCGTCAACGATCAATCCAACGTCTCTGCGGCAAACTTCCTTGTTGTAAGTCAATGCCGGATAGGTAGCGTCGATGTACTCAACGATCTCTTCTGCGATGAATGCACGGTTGCGGTTTAGTAGCTCTGCCGCGTCTTCGTAACCACCGCTATTGGAATTACCGAAGTTGGAGACATTGACGTCCGTAGTCGGATCGTATAGGTAGTGGTGTCCCAACCAACCATCCTGCTCGCCGGTGAGTGGATTGATGTAAGCGACACCTGCGGTCGGTAGGTTAGTATCTGGGATGCCTGTAACTGAGCTTGAGTCACCCGTCAGGCCGTCAAACTCAAGATCACGGTAGAAGTATGTGTTAGCCCAACGAGATTGTGATATGCGATCTGCAGGACGGACGATGACTCGCCTAAATTCGTCACCCTTGATGGATACATTTTCCGGAACCTTGATCGGGAAGTCTTCATAATAGATACCAGATTCAACACGTATGCTGATCTGCTCTTCACGAACGCGATTACCGTATTCTAGTTCTTCACCTACTTCGAACTCAACTGGTTCTGTTAGGATGACATCTAGCTGGTCGTTTCCTGCCGGGGTCGAAGTAGTTGGGTCATCTTCTCGGCGGTACTCAACGATGATACCAAGAGCACCCGAGGATCGTCCTCGGATGATCTTGCCCGGAAGCAAGTCAACTTGGTTCTCAGCACCCTGGTCGACATATCCGATTCCACCGTTGGTGAATGACAGCTGATAAAGAGAGCCGTCAACTACGTTCGGAGCCTCTAGAGGACCATCGGTGATGATGTCAGTGATGATGTCAAATTTAGCTGCGACGGCCGATAGTGAGGTCCCGTCAACGACCTCGCCGAGATCGATGGTCTGCGTGATGAGTCCATCACCTGTCTGCAAAGTAGTGATAGCATTGTTCTGTAGAACGTCGCTTACAAGCGTTTTAACGTAGGCTATAGCAGCGAGAGTCTCTGTTGCTTGCTCTGTGATAGCACGCTGCGCACTAGGGTTGCTGTAGTAGCGCAAACCTGCTGCACGCGACAGATAGTTAGCGTTGTTGCCTAACAGCACGTCAAGCACAACGGCGTCTAGGATCAATCCGACGTCACGTCGGTAAAGCGTCTCATCGTATGTGAAGTTTGGATAGTTGATGTTGATATAGAAGATCGTTTCTTCGATGATGAAATCACGGTTGTATGAGATCAAGTTCTGTACGGCATCACGTCCTGCGACAGGAGATTTGATACCAACTCCTGTCGTTAGTGAGTTGCCTGTAGCATCATCATAGACGATCGTCTGCATGTATGGACCCGGCTCGATCGGAGCCGACATCATTATCTCTTCTGCTTTCTGGCAAGCGCGATTGATGGACCTAAACGATGCACGGTTCGAACGACCTTGCGTAGCGATAGGAGTGCCATCCTGGATGTCGTCACCTTGCGTAGTGACGAATAGGTTCGTTGGAGAGAAATAGCTGTTCTGGTCGACGTAATACTTGGTAGCGGCCTTGTAGTCTTCGAGACCACCTGCTCCTACTACGCCCTCTAGTTCACCTGGATGATCTTCTAGGTAAAGTGGACCATCCATGCGATCGCCCTGCCTACGGACTGAGCTCTTCCTTGGAAGAGCTTCTGTGTCCATCCAGTAACCCATGAGGTCTGAATCGTAATTGTTGTTAACCAGGGTCTGCGTACCTGAACCACCAGATGCTGTGATCTTGTTGGTGTTGGAACGAGCGTCTGATGCGCTCGGATATAGCAAGATCTGATTGGTGTTGGAACGCCTGATGTAATAGGTGTTTCCAGAGGTCAAGTTTGTTGCTGCGGCGCCAGTGCTGGTGTAGGTATAAGCGCCACCAGTCGACGCACGGGTCAACCCATGTCCTGTGACGACAGCGTTACCGCTAGAATAGCTAGAAATCGTCAGGGTGTATTCCGTAGCATCCAATGGCTCGTCTCGTGTGTTGACGTATTCGCCTGGATTGCCACGAGCGGTATAATTCTCATCTGCGTACTTGATGTCCGGAACCATGTCCTGGACTTCAAAAGTGCCGCCGTGCTTGGTCACGAAAGCAGTCGCATCAGCTGGATCTGTTCCAACGTTGCCGATGGCAAATCCTGCTGCGTTTAGAGGACCGCCTGCGACAGGTGAAGTGTCTTGTACCAGCTTGGAGTTACGTGTGGTGACGACGATCTTGCCTTCTGACGTGAAGTCAAAACGCACCGTGTCGTCGTCCGCATCATCAGTAAGGAAACCGTTAGATACTAGCTCTCTGAAAACTATAGCATCACCAGTAGAATTGACTACTGCGACCTTGTTCTCAGCGTCGTCGTAGTTTTCTGGAGTGTCGCTTAGGCTCTCAAATGTGAGCGTACCTTCGATACCAAATGCTGCGTACAGTTCCTGGAAGTTCTCATTAGTTTTGCGGAACGATTCGCGGATTGCATCACCAGTACCGTCATTACCCTCTACGCCAATATCAACAATTTGCCTTGCCATTTATATCTCCGTTAGTCCCAAGGACCATCCATCCTATCAAAGTCGTAACTAAAACTGGTTCCGCATCCGCAGGAACTAGCTGCACCTGGGTTTTCAACGGTGAACATTGATCCAAACATGTCGTCCTTGAAGTCGACCTTTGAACCAAACAAGAACATGACGCTTTCCTTGCCGACGACCAGTCTTCCTGTGCCGGCTTCGTTGACGTCGTCCATCTCGTCTACTTCTGCTTCATCCATGAAGCCCCATTCATATTCAAAACCAGCGCATCCACCGCCCTTGATATTGAGCGATACGGCATACTTGCCTTCATTTTCGCATAGTGTCGCGATCCTGTTTGCTGCTTTTTCGGTGATTTGTACGATCATTTCATTCTTCCTCCTGTATTTATATGTATCGTTTGTAAGCCTAATGTAAATACAGTATGATATTAGGCCAAC